ACTCCTCGTTCTCGCGCATGCGCCGGAACGGCACGCGCCAATGCTTGCGCGCGCGCTTGACGCGGTCCTGCCAGCGCTTGACCAGCTTGCGCCGCGGCTCGTCCGGCTCCGGTGCATCACGCTGGATGAATTTGTTCTGCGGCTGAGCCAGCGCCGGGTTGATCGTCGCCGGCGTCGGATCGAGCGGCGGCATGCCCGGCGGCATTCCACCAGGTTGCTGCGGCGGCGGGCCGCCCATGCCGGGCGGGGCCGCACCGGCTGCGACCAGATTGGAAGGTGGCGGAACTCCTACTTTTGGCATGCGCTAAGCCCGCGGCGCAAACGCATGCGGCATGGCGCAAACGTAAAGGTCGTAGCAGAACCAGATAATGCTCACGATTACGATCACCGCGACCACGATACGGATCACTTGCATCGCCACGGTCCCGGCCCAGCCAAGCCAACCGAGCACGATCGGCAAAAGGATCATGAGGATCGCAACAATGCCGCAGACCACGACGAGCCAGACCAGCGTTTGCACGAGCCAGAGCACGCTGAAGCACATCACCAGCCTCCACTACCAAAGCCGAGTTTCACGCTCTTTTCGGCCTGGTCCCGCTGCATCTTGAGCCAGCCATAGGTGTTCTCCAGCGGCTTGTTGTCCTGGTCCCCTTTGCGCGCCTCGCTTGCCGAGACCTGCAAGGTGAGCCCGAGCCCGATATAGGCCAGCGTGTCGACGAAATCGTCATGCGCGTCGTAAGGGAACTTCAAGAGCTGGTCCCGCGCCGCAGGCCACCACGGCGCGCGCTCCGGGAAGCGCACGCGGTTCATGCTGAGGCGGCCCTGAATGGACTGCGCGCGCGTTTGCTTATCGGCGATCGGCTGCATCTCGATGAGACTGCAGAAGGTGTGCGTCTCAAGCATGCGCTTGCGGAGGAAGGGACCGAGCGATTTCGAGATATGACCGCGCTCGGCCCACCAAAAGAGGGGCTTATGCAGCTTCATCATGCGCAGCATGCTCTCGACCGTTTGCTCGGCAGTCATCTGCCGCCACACGAGATCGGGCAGCACCCAGATCGTATCTTCCTTGTCGACGCCGATCATCATCAAGCAGGTCTTGTCCGAGCCTTGCTTCAACGCGACGGCGTGATCGGATGCGGCGTAGCAGCGAAGGTTGGCGGGCAGATCGTTGGGGCGATACGTGTGCAGCCAATCGACGCTAAAAAAGGTCCCGCCTGCCGGGCTCGGCCGCCCTTGATAGAGCGCGCTGAAGCCACGCACGTCGCGACGCTGCAGCGATTGCAGATAGGATTTGCCGAAACGGCCAGGCCATAAGGGCTCGTTGACTTGGCGATGCAAAGGGTCCTTGCCGTCATCGAAAGCCAAGGCGGGAAGGTCGATAATATGCCATTCGGCCGCTTCCTCGGGGTCGTAGTAGGTATTATGCGGATCGGTGAGCCGACCGATCAGATCGTCCTGATGCCAGCGCGTCTGGATCAGCATGATACGGCCGGTCTCGTCCATGAGCCGCGACGCGATAACCTGCGTGAACCACGTCCACAGCGTGTCGCGGATGGTCGGGCTGTCGGCTTCCATGCGGTCTTTGATCGGGTCATCGATGCACAGAAGATCGCCGCCGCGGCCGGTGGTGGTCCCGCCGCGGCCGACAAAGGCGAGAATACCGCCCGCATTGGTCTCCAAGCGGTCGCTGGCTTTGCTGTCGCTTTTGAGCGCGGTTTGCGGGAAGACCTGCGCATAGGCGGGGCTCAGCATGATGTCGCGCACGGCGCGGCCGATGTCCTGCGAGAATTTCTCGTTGTAGGTCCCGAAGATGACACTCAGCTCGGGATGCTTGCCCGCAAACCACGCCGTGAACATTTTCGAGGCGAGCTGCGTCTTGCCGTGTCTTGGGGGCAGGTTGATGATCAAGCGCCGGATGCGCCCGGCTTCGAGTTCTTCGAGCGCGGCGCAGATCACCTCGTGAAAGCGCTGCACCTCGTAGCGCGAGAAGTCGGGATCGTCGGCGTGGTTCGGGTTCGGCATCATCAGCTTGGTGAAGGCAAGCATCGAGGTCTCGGCGTCCGTCACCGCAATGAGGCGCTTTAAGGTGGTTTCGTAACGGACAAGATCGGGCGTCATACGATCGACGGCAGCTCGGACGGGGCTTCTTCCGGGCGCGGGTCCGGCACGTCTTGCCCCGGTGTCACCGGCGGAACGTAAGGCGGGTTGTCGACCGGCGGCGGGATATGCGGCGGGTCGCTCGGGTTCGGGGCCGGGTCCTGATCAGGCATGGGGCTCTCCTGGGGTGTCGATCATCATCGGGGTGCCGCCCGCCGTGATGTAATCGCGGTATGCTTGCCGATGCACGCGCATCAACGCCGGGGTGGCGTAAGGCGCGGGGGGCACGACTTGCGTTTCAGGCGCGTCCTCTTGCGCTGGGACGGGCTGTTCGGCGTCGCTTTCAGCGTGGCGCGGCTTGTGACGAGGATGGCTTCTCATGGCGCGTTCACCGTAACAGCGTTGGAAGGGGGTGCCGCGGTGCTGCCGCGCGTGTTCTCGGCCGTGACCGTGCAGGTCACGAAATGTCCTTCGTCCTCAACCACGGTGATGTAATCCGGACTGTCCTCGCCGATCGCAGCGACATCATCGCGCAGCCAGGCGTAGTGATAGGCGGTCGGCTCGCCGTCCCAGTTGCCCATCGTGCAGTTGAGCGCGTCGCCCGTGATGACGGGGCCGATCGGCAAGAGCGCCGGAACATCCACGTTGACCGGGGCCGTCAGCGGCAACGGCGGCGGCAGCTCGATGCCGCCCGGGATCAACGACGCGACGTTGCCGCCGAAGCTGTCATCCTTGATCGCGCCCACCCAAACTTGCGGCGCTGCGCCTGCCGTTGTTCCCATCTCGATATAAAGCTCGCCCGCGGAAAGGCTATCCGGCCGCGGCGGAAGAAAGCCGACACGATAGGACGCCATCATCGTGACGGTTTCGGGATCGACGCTCATTGACCGGCCTCCATCGAAAAGACGTTATCGCTGCGCTGCTGCACGGGTTCTGCTTGCTGCGCATAGAGCTGATCGTGCAGCGCCTGGATGATCGGATTGACGATGCGGTAAGGGCCTTCACCCAGCGCCGCGAGCACCTGGTTCCATTGCTGCGCTTCCAGCGTAGCCGTGAGGCGATCGGTGGGATTAAACGGCTTCATGCGTCGACACCTTTGTGCGGCACGGGGGCAGGGTCAGGCGTATTTCCTTCAGCTATCCACGCAAGATAGTCCTGGTAATCGCGATTACCGGGATCGAAGGGGATGAACGCGCCATCGCTGAGGCGCTGCACGATTTGCATCGAGCCAGGGGGCGTTGTGGTTAGCTGATACTCGGCCATAATCAGAGGTCCGCCGAAGCATTAAAAATAACGTTGAGGCCAGACGCCCCTGTAGAGACGCTCGTTCCGTAAGCATACACTCCGCCGGATATCCCACCAATCGAAGGCGATCCGAAGTTCGTGGAAGCATTAGTCGTGATCGTAAATGTTGGGGTTGCTCGCATAGTCACCGGCAGCATAGTGCTCGCCACAACCGTGCTCGCTGCAACTTGATACCCCGCCCAGTAAATTTGTCCGAGGGTATAAAACCGCTGGCAGTTGGCGAGATCGTAGCGCGGGTCGGGCTTTTCGAGCGGCGTCGCGACGCCGCCGACTTCAAGCTGCACGCCCCATAAGACTATCGCGCCAGATTGCACCCCGGGGTTTCCAGCTACTGCTGCATTGGTAGCGCCTGAACTAAAGTAGAAAAGAACATATGTACCGTGATCGTTGTTAGTTCCAACCGTCTTTCCAGCCAAACCGGGAACAACAAACGTCATGTTGTAGCGTGTCCAGGTAGTGCTGAGCGTAGCCGTCTGTGCCGTCATCTGCACCTGTGCTGACGGCGAGCCGCCGCTGCCGAAAGACTGCAACAAACTGGTACCGAGCTTGAGCGCACCTGTTCCGCAGCGAGCATAAAAAGACAATGTAACGGTTTTACCGGCTAAACGGCGCACATCCTCAATACCTTGATAAAGATTGTGGTACGCTGCCGCACCTGCGTTACCTGTGAAGTTGTTTGACAAAACGTATGCTGCGGCTTCATCACCGAGCTGCAAACGATCAGCATCAATCGCTACACTTTGTGCGATGCTCGCTGTGTCAAGCGACACTGAGATGCGCCAACGATCCAGCGTAAAAGCGCCGTTCGCTGTGAACGGCCCTGTGCCGCGCTGCGCGATATTGAACAGCGGGTTATGAACGAGATTACGCCCGACGTTGTTCACCGCGCCGAGCGGAGCATACGCGCCGCCCGTAGCGCCGCTCACCCACTTCGTGCCGTCCCATTTCCAGATCGTGCCGTCGGAGCCGGTGTAGGTCTGCCCGGTGGTCGGGGAGCTGGGGAAATCGAGGGCCATCTTATGGCTTCTCCTTCGCGACCGGCGTCGGCGCGGGATCGGGCGTGTTGCCTTCCTCAAGCCACGAAATATAATCCTGGTAATCGCGGTTGCCGGGATCGAAGGGGATGAACGCGCCGTCGCTGAGGCGCTGCACGGTGTTCGGCTCCATGCCGGGAAGCGCGGGGATGAGTTGATATTTGCTGGACATGTTGCAGGCTTCCTTAGAGATCGGCGCTCAAAAGTACGTCAGCCATACCCCAGCCGCCGCCGGTTGCTCCTATGTTGATTGCGGTGATGATGTTACTTGCGCGGTTTCCTGTAGACGTGATGCCGGATGCATTTGAG